CGCTGGTCCAGGCGGGGGCGATCGACGGCCTGTCCATCGGCTATCGCACGGTCAGGGCGGAACGCGACGGCAAGGGCAAGCGCCTGTTGTCGGAACTGGAGCTTTGGGAGGTGTCGCTGGTGACCTTTCCGATGCTTCCCGAGGCGCGGGTCGCGGCCAAGGCAGACGCCCTGGACGATGACTGGCGCGACATGGCGGCGGTCTTCGAGGGCGCGCGCCGGGCGCTGTCGGAAAAGTAGCCCCCCACCCCCATCCCCTCCCCACCAGGGGGAGGGGAGGCGCGGCGCGGCCCGCGCGCGGACGGACTGAAACCGAAGAGGAAGAGACGATGACCGAGAGACAGGCTCGGGCCGGGGAAGGTTTGTCCCCCGCCCAGACACCGGCCGCCGAGGCGAAGGCGGCCATGACCGGGTTCCTGACTGAGTTCAATCGCTTTCAGGACGAAGTGAAATCCACGCTGAAACATCAGGAAGAGCGACTGACCATGCTGAACGCAAAGACGATGTCCTATGGCCGCCCGGCGCTTTCGGCCCGCGCGGAAGTTGAGGCCCCGCATCAGAAGGCGTTCAACGCCTATCTGCGCACCGGGGATGACGATGGCCTGCGCGGCCTGACCCTGGAAGGCAAGGCGATGTCGACTGCCGTGGCCGCCGACGGCGGCTATCTGGTCGACCCGCAGACGGCCGAGCGCATCCAGTCCATGCTGCTGTCGACCTCCAGCCTGCGGTCGGTGGCGAATGTGGTGCAGGTCGAGGCGAGCTCGTTCGACGTGATCGTGGATCGCAGCGAGGTGGGTTCGGGCTGGGCGACGGAAACCGCCGCCACGACCGAGACCGCGACCCCGGTGATCGAGCGCATCTCGATCAAGCTGCACGAGTTGGCGGCGATGCCGAAGGCCAGCCAGCGCCTCTTGGACGACAGCGCCTTTGACGTGGAAGGCTGGCTGGCCGAAAAGATCGCGACCCGGTTCATCCGGGCCGAGGCCGCCGCCTTCATCAACGGCGACGGCGTGGACAAGCCGAAGGGCATCCTTCTGCCGGCGAAGGTGGCGAATGCGTCCTGGACCTGGGGCAGCATCGGCTATGTGCCAACCGGCGCGGCGGCGGACTTTGCAACCACCAACCCGGCGGACTGCATCATTAACCTGGTCTATGCGCTGGACGCGGACTACCGGGCCAATGCGACCTTCGTGATGAACTCGAAGACCGTGGGTGCCGTACGCAAGATGAAGGATGCGGACGGCCGCTTCCTGTGGTCGGACGGCCTCGCAGCGGGCGAGCCCTCGCGCCTGATGGGCTATCCGGTGGTGGTCAGCGAGGACATGCCGGACATCACGGCCAACGCCTATGCCATCGCCTTCGGCGATTTCCGTGCGGCCTATACCATCGCGGAACGCCCGGACCTGCGGATCCTGCGCGACCCGTTCTCGGCCAAGCCGAACGTCCTGTTCTACGCGAACAAGCGCGTCGGCGGCGACATCACCGATTACGCGGCGATCAAGCTGCTGAAGATCGCGGTGTCGTGACGACCGGGCCCGGCCCCCGAGGCGCGGGGGCCGGGCCTTGCCCCAAGCCTGCAACGTTCCCCAGGCCCGGCACGGGCGGAGTTCTGACCATGATGTTGACCGAAGAGACCCCGGTGCCGACAGCGGCGCTGCCGGTGGAAGAGATGAAGGACCATCTGCGGCTGGGCAGCGGCTTTGCCGATGACGGGCTGCAGGACGGGTTGATCGAAGCCTACCTTCGAGCGGCCATGGCGGCGATCGAAGGGCGGATCGGCAAGATCCTGTACCGCCGCCGCTTCCTGTGGGTCGTCGACTGCTGGCGGGAGGACGAACGGGCCTTGCCGGTATCGCCGGTGGCCGCCGTCGTGAGCGTCACGCTGGTCGATGCGGAGGGCGTGGAGACGCAGGTTCCGGCAACGGCCTACCGGCTGGTCCCGGACCTGCACCGCCCGCGCCTGGTCGGAAAGGGCGCGGGCCTGCCCACGATCCCGGTCCTGGGCCTGGCCAAGGTGGTCTTCGATGCGGGCTTCGGGCCGGCCTGGAGCGATGTGCCGGTGGACCTGCGACAGGCCGTGCTGCTTCTGGCCGGGGAATACTATGAGCACCGCCACGACGATGGCTCCCAGGCGGCCGGGCTGCCCTTCGGCGTGGTGACGCTGATCGAGCGCTGGCGCAATGTCCGGCTTCTGGGCGGGGGGCTGTCATGAATGCCCCGCATCTGAACCGGGCGCTGATCCTGGAGGGCGTCGTCCGCGCGCCGGACGGGGCGGGCGGCTTCACCGAAGCCTGGACGGCGCTGGGAACGCTTTGGGCCGAGGTGCTGCCCGGCTCGGGCAGCGACACCTTGGGCGAAGAGCGGATGCTGTCGGCGGTGCCTTACCGCGTGACGGTAAGGGGCGCCCCTGTCGGGTCGGATGCGCGCCCCAGGGCCGGGCAGCGGTTCCGCGAGGGGGCGCGGCTGTTCCTGATCCAGGCGGTGACCGAGCGTGATCCGCAGGGCCGCTACCTGACCTGTTTCGCCCGCGAGGAGGTGCCGAAATGAGCTACGGTGCAGCCCCCGCCCTGCAGACGGCGGTGTTCCAGCGCCTGTCGGCCTGGCCCGCCCTGGCCGGCGTGGCGATCCACGATGCGGTGCCGCCCAATGCGACGGGGACCTTCGTGCTGATCGGGCCGGAAGAGGCGCGCGACCAGTCGGACAAGACGGGCGCCGGGGCCGAGCATCAGATGGTGATCAGCGTGATCACCGATGCGACCGGCTTCCTGTCGATCAAGACGATCGCCGCCGACATCTCGGACGCGCTGATCGGCGCGCCCCTGACGCTGGGCCGGGGGCAGCTGGTCAGCCTGTTCTTTCTGCGGGCCAGTGCCCGCCGGATCGAGGAGGGCGAGACGCGGCGGATCGACCTGACTTTCCGGGCGCGGGTGCAGCTGTAACCCGGGTCGCCCCCCCACCCCCATCCCCTCCCCACCGGGGGGAGGGGAGGCGCCTGGCGCCTGCTTTCATCTTTTGACGGAGAACGGACATGGCTGTGCAAAGCGGCAAGGATCTGCTGATCAAGATCGACCAGACCGGGGACGGCCAGTTCGTCACCATCGCGGGCCTGAGGGCGACACGGATCAGCTTCAACACGGAATCGGTGGACGTCACCAGCCTGGAAAGCCAGGGCGGCTGGCGCGAGCTTCTGGCCGGGGCAGGGGTCAAGTCGGCGCAGATCTCGGGCTCGGGCGTGTTCCGGGACGAGAACACCGACGAGCGCGCGCGGCAGGTGTTCTTCAACGGCGAGATCCCGGATTTCCAGGTGGTGATCCCGAGTTTCGGGGTGATTGAGGGGCCGTTCCAGATCACCTCCATCGAGTATTCGGGCAGCCACAACGACGAAGCCACCTACGAGATGGCGATGGCCTCGGCGGGTGCCTTGACCTTTACGGCGCTCTGACATGGCGAACCCCTGGGCGGGAGAGGTGGCGATTGTCCTGGATGGTCGGCGCCATGTGGCAAAGCTGACGCTGGGTGCCTTGGCCGAGCTGGAAGAGGCGCTGGAGGCGGGGTCGCTGATCGACCTGGTGCAGCGGTTCGAGGAACGGCGGTTTTCCACGCGCGATGTGCTGGCGCTGATCGTGGCCGGCTTGCGCGGCGGCGGCTGGCAGGGCACGGCTGCCGACCTCCTGCGGGTCGAGATCGGCGGCGGGCCGGTCGAGGCGGCGCGCGCAGCGGCGGAACTGTTGGCGCGGGCCTTCGCGCTGCCGGGGGAATCGTGAGCGGCATCGACTGGCGCGGGCTAATGCAGGCGGGCCTGCATGGGCTGGGGCTGGAGCCTGCGGTCTTCTGGCGGCTCACGCCGATGGAACTGAAGATCATGCTGGGGCGGGAGGGTCTGGTCCCGCCCCTGACACGCGCGCGGCTGGCTGAGTTGGCCGCCGCATTCCCCGATGTGAGGAAGGATCAGGGCGATGGCGGATATCGGGACGATGCAGGAGCAGCTTCAGGCGCTTGAGGCGCAGCTGGGCTCATCCGTGTCGATGGTGGCGGCTTTCGATGGCGAGCTTTCCCGGATGCGGGAGACGATGATCTTTACCGGCCGCGAGGTGAACACGCTGTCGGGCGGGATCAGCGGCGGCCTGCGGAAGGCCTTCGACGGGCTGATCTTCGACGGCATGAAGCTGAACGACGCGCTGAAGACGGTGGCCAACACCATCGTGGACACGATCTATCAGATCGCGTTGAAGCCGGTCTCCGGCGCGATCGGCGGGTTCCTGGCGCAGGGAATCTCGTCGGTGATGGGGGCGGGTATGCCCTTTGCCAATGGCGGGGCATTCTCTCAAGGCAAGATCATGCCGTTTGCGCGCGGCGGAATCGTGTCCTCTCCGACCACGTTTCCGATACGGGGCGGACGGGGGTTGATGGGCGAAGCGGGGCCGGAGGCGATCATGCCGCTGGCGCGGGGCCCTGACGGGCGGCTTGGCGTGCAGGCTGGGGGCGGGCGCAGCGTGAACGTGGTGATGAACATCACGACCCCGGACATCCAGGGGTTCCAGCGCAGCCAGAGCCAGGTCGCGGCTCAGGTCAGCCGCGCCCTGGCCCGCGGACAGCGCAACCGGTGAGGACAGGACATGGCATTTCACGAGATACGCTTTCCCGCGAACCTGAGCTTCGGGTCTGTCGGCGGGCCTGAGCGACGGACGGAGATCGTCACGCTGGCCAACGGATTCGAAGAGCGCAATACCCCCTGGGCGCATTCGCGCAGGCGCTATGATGCTGGCGTCGGCCTGCGGTCGCTGGACGACGTGGAAACGCTGATCGCCTTTTTCGAGGCGCGGGCCGGTCAGTTGCACGGCTTCCGCTGGAAGGACTGGTCGGACTACAAGTCCTGTGCGCCATCGGCGGTCCCCGGACCGGAGGACCAGTTGATCGGCACGGGCGACGGGATCACCACCGTCTTCCAGCTTCGGAAGACCTATGTCTCGGGTCTTCAGAGCTACTCGCGCCCCATTCGGAAGCCAGTGGCCGGGTCCGTCGTCGTCGCGGTGTCCGAAGACCCGAAGATCGAAGGACTTGAGTTCAGCGTCGACGCAGAGACCGGGGCGGTGTCCTTCGTGCTGCCGCCGCCCTTGGGGACGCGCGTCACCGCGGGCTTCGAGTTCGACGTGCCGGTGCGCTTCGACACGGATGCGATCCAGACCTCGGTCGCGTCTTTCCAGGCGGGCGATGTGCCGAATGTCCCGGTGGTGGAGATCCGGCTATGAGCGGGGACGCCCTTCACGCCCATCTGCAGAGCGGCGCGACCACGGTCTGCCGCGCCTGGACGGTTGTTCGGTCTGACGGAACGGTTCTGGGATTCACCGATCACGACCGGGACCTGGTCGTCGATGGCGTCCTTTGCCGCGCCGATACGGGCATGACGGCCAAGACCCTGCAGCAGACGACGGGTCTTTCGGTGGACAACTCCGAAGCGGTCGGAGCGCTGAGTGACGCAGCCATCACGGAAGCCGACCTGATCGCGGGCCGCTTCGATGGGGCGACGGTACGGTCGTTCCTGGTGAACTGGGCGAGGCCCGGGGACTGGGTCGAGCAGTTCCGTGGCAGTTTCGGCGAGATCCAGCGATCGGGCGGCGCGTTCCGTGCCGAGCTGCGCGGCCTGAGCGAGGCACTGAACCAGCCTCAGGGTTTTGCCTATCAGCCGACGTGTTCGGCCGTGCTGGGCGACGGCCGGTGCCGGTTCGACGTCACGCGGCCCGGGTTTTCTGCCGAGCGGCCGGTCGGGGTTGCCGAGGACGACCGGGTCTTCTCCTTTTCCGATTTCCAGGGTTTCGAGGATCGCTGGTTCGAGCATGGCCGTTTCGAGGTGATCACCGGAGACGCGGCCGGCCTGGTCGGGGTCGTCAAGGTTGACCGGCGGATCGGAACAGGGCGGCGAATCGAGCTGTGGCAGTCGATCGGGGCGCCTGTTGCGGCCGGCGATACCGTGCGCGTCATCGCGGGATGCAACAAGCGTGCCGAAACCTGCCGGGCGAAGTTTGCGAACTTCCTGAATTTCAGGGGTTTCCCGGACATTCCCGGCGAGGACTGGCTGGCGTCCTACCCGGTTCCGGGCCGGTCCAACGGCGGAGGCGCCCTGTTCCCCATCAGGATCAAGCCGAAAGACCTGTTGTGATGACCACGGAAGAGCGTGTCGTCGTCGTCGCACGGACCTGGATCGGAACGCCCTATCTGCATCAGGCCTCGGTGCAGAGGGTGGGGACCGACTGCCTGGGTCTCTTGCGGGGCGTGTGGCGCGAGGTCATCGGAACCGAGCCGGAAGCGATACCTCCCTACAGCGCGGACTGGGCAGAGCCTGCGCGACAGGAAGTGCTGTTGATGGCCGCCCGCCGCTGGCTGGTCAGCAAGCCGCTGGACATGGACGAGGCCGGCGATGTGCTTCTGTTCCGCATGCGCACCGGAAGCATCGCCAAGCACCTGGGCATACAGACAGTAGTCGGCGATCTTTCCGCCTTCGTGCATGCCTATACCGGCCACGGGGTGATCGAGAGCCCGCTGTCACAGCCCTGGCGGCGCCGGATCGCGGCGCGTTTTTCCTTTCCAAAGGGAGCCGAATGAATGGCAACGCTTCTTCTTTCCGCGGCCGGGGCCGCGATCGGCGCAGGGTTCGGCGGCACCGTGCTGGGCCTTTCTGGCGCGGTGATCGGGCGGGCCATCGGGGCAACGATCGGCCGTGCGATTGACCAGCGGCTTCTTGGCGCCGGGTCGGACCCGGTCGACATGGGGCGGATCGACCGGCTGCGGCTGACGGGAGCGAGCGAGGGCGCGCCGATCGGGCAGATCTGGGGCCGCATGCGGGTGGCAGGCCAGGTGATCTGGGCGACCGAATTCCTGGAAACCGTCCGCCGTCGCCGCGCAGGCAAGGGCGCACCCCGTCCGAAGGTGAACGAGTACAGCTATTCGGTCAGTCTGGCCATTGCGCTTTGCGAAGGCGAGATCCTGCGGGTCGGGCGGGTTTGGGCCGACGGAAACGAGATCACGCCGGGCGATCTCAACCTGCGAGTCTACGCCGGGAGCGAGACGCAGCTTCCCGATCCCAAGATCGAAGCGGTCCAGGGCACGGGACGGGCGCCCGCGTATCGGGGGATTGCCTATGTGGTGATCGAGGACCTCGAACTCGCCCCCTTCGGCAATCGCGTGCCGCAGTTAAGCTTCGAGGTCTTCCGTCCGGCACAGGGACCCGGAGTTGACCCTGCGGCGACGCTCTCCGGGGCGATCCGCGGCGTGGCCTTGATCCCGGGGACGGGCGAGTACGGGCTGGCAACGACCCCGGTTCACTACTTCGAGGGGATCGGGCGGAACATATCGGCCAACATTCATTCGCCGTCGGGCCTCACGGATTTTGCGACCAGCCTGGCGCAGCTTGGCGACGAGCTTCCATCCGTCGGGTCAGTATCGCTGGTGGTGTCCTGGTTCGGCAACGATCTTCGCTGCGGTTCATGCGAGATCAGGCCCAAGGTCGAGCAGAAGGAGTTCGATGGTCTGGAGATGTCCTGGCGTGCCGGGGGCATCGCGCGGCAGGCCGCGCTGGAAGTACCCAAGGTCGACGGCCTGTCGATCTATGGCGGAACACCATCGGATGCTTCGGTGATCGAGGCGATCCGGGCGATCAAGGCTTCGGGCAAGGAGGTCATGTTCTACCCGTTCATCCTGATGGATCAGATTGCGGGCAACAGCCTGCCGGACCCGTGGACAGGGGCCCAGAGCCAGCCGAAGCTGCCATGGAGGGGAAGGATCACCCTTTCGGTCGCCCCTGGACGAGAGGGCACACCCGACCGGACCGCTGCAGCGGAAGACGAGGTGGCGGCATTCTTCGGCCCTGCCCAACCGGCCCATTTCGGGGCAAGCGGCGAGACAATCAGCTATTCCGGCCCGGCGACCTGGGGTTACCGCAGGTTCATCCTGCACTATGCGCGCCTTTGCGCGGTTGCGGGTGGGGTGGATGCGTTCTGCATCGGGTCCGAAATGCGCTCGCTCACGCAGATCCGTGGTTCGGGCGACATCTTCCCGGCCGTTCTGGCGATGCGACAACTGGCGCAGGACGTCCGGTCGATCCTGGGTCCGCAGACGGAAATCAGCTATGCTGCCGACTGGTCCGAGTATTTCGGACACCAGGCCGACGGAAACCTCTACTTCCATCTGGATCCGCTTTGGGCCGACGAGAACATCGATTTCATCGGCATCGACAACTACATGCCGCTTTCCGATTGGCGGGACGGCGAAGATCATGCGGACGCCAGCTGGGGCTCGATCTACGACCTCGACTATCTGAGGGCCAATATCGAAGGCGGCGAGGGGTACGACTGGTACTACGACAGTTCCGAAGCCGCTCTGGCCCAGAGGCGCAGTCCCATTACGGACGGCGCTTTCGGGGAGCCCTGGGTGTTTCGCTACAAGGACTTGCGGTCCTGGTGGTCGAACACGCACCACGAACGCATCGGGGGCGCTCGGCAGGAAGATCCGACAAGCTGGATTCCCGGATCGAAACCCTTCCGCTTCACCGAGTTTGGCGCGCCTGCCGTCGACAAGGGAACCAACCAGCCGAACAAGTTCCTGGACATCAAGTCCTCGGAATCGGGTCTGCCTCTTTGGTCGAATGGCCGGCGTGACGATCTGATCCAGATGCAGTACCTGCTTGCAGTGATGTCCTATTGGTCTGATCCGGCCAGGAACCCGATCTCAACCGCCTATGGCGGGCCAATGGTGGACATTGACCACGCCCATGCCTGGTCCTGGGATGCCCGTCCGTTCCCGGAGTTCCCGGGTCAGGTTCAGATCTGGAATGACGGCGAAAACTATGCCAAGGGCCACTGGCTGAACGGGCGTGCCACGAACCAGCCGCTGTCTGCGGTTGTCACCGAAATCTGCATGCGGTCTGGCGTTTCGTCGATTGATACACAGCCGCTGCACGGGCTGGTGCGCGGGTTCGCACAGGCGGAGATAACGTCCGGCCGGGCGGCCCTGCAGCCGCTCCTGCTGGCCTTCGGCTGCGACGTGGCAGAGCGGGACGGCAAGTTGCGCTTCAGGATCCGGGACGGTCGTTCGCTTGCCGAGATCACCGATGCGGACCTTGTTGCATCCCCGGACATCGAAGGCAGTTTCGAGACCACGCGCGCGCCCGACGTGGAAACGGCTGGCCAGGTCCGGGTCGGCTATATCGATGCGCAATCCAATTATGAGGCGCGGTCGTCGGAAGCGAGATTCCCGGACGAGGAAGCGCGAGGGGTCTCGCAGACCGATCTTCCGCTTGCCCTGACCCGAGCCGAGGGAAATGCAACGGTGCAGCGCTGGCTGGCCGAGGCGCGGATTGCACGGGACATCGCCCGATTTGCCTTGCCGAAGTCGCGCCTGGTGATCGGTGCGGGCGACGTGGTCCAGTATGGCGGGCTTCGGTACCGGATCGACCGCGCCGAGCAGGGCGAGGCGCAACTGCTTGACGCCGTGCGGGTCGAGACGGGTGTGTACCTGCCCCAGACAAACGACGAAGAAGAGATCGTGACGCGATCCTATGCCGGACCCGTCCCGACCTTTCCGGTCTTCCTGGATCTGCCCCTGCTGACGGGCGAAGAAGTCCCCCATGCCCCCCATATCGCGGTTGCGGCAACGCCGTGGCCCGGGGCCGTCGGGCTCTGGTCGGCCGGCCAGGATGCGGGGTACGAACTCAACCGGCTGATTGCCGCTTCCTCAGTGATCGGCGTCACCGAGACCACCCTGGGCCGCGCCAGGCCTGGGGTGTGGGACCGCGGCGCACCGCTCCGGATCAGGCTGGGGGATGGCGAACTGAGCTCGGCAGCGACCGATGCGGTTCTGAACGGGTCAAACGCCATGGCGATCGGCGACGGCAGCAGCGGAAACTGGGAGGTCTTCCAGTTTGCGACGGCAGAGGTCGTCGCGCCCGAGACCTACGAGTTGAGCTTGCGGTTGAGAGGGCAGGCCGGGACGGACGGCCTCATGCCCGACAGCTGGCCTGTCGGCAGCATGGTGGTGCTGCTTGATCCGACCGTGACGCAGTTCGACCTTCCCCTGTCGGCCCGAGGACTGGCCCGATACTACCGGGTGGGTGCGGCCGCCCGCGGTGTCGACGACCCGAACGTGGTTCTTCGCGTGGAAGCGTTTGCTGGAGCCGGACTGCGCCCCTATCCGGTTGCCCATCTGCGCGCCAGGACAGATGCAACGGGCGGGCTGGCGATCTCGTGGAAGCGTCGCACGCGCATTGACGGCGACAACTGGCAGGCAATCGAGGTTCCCCTGGGAGAGGAGACGGAGTCCTACCTGGTCCGGATTCTTCAGTCCGGGGTCCTTCGGGCGGAGTATTCCTCAAGCCATCCGGACTTCCTGTACTCGCCTTCGATGCAAGCGATCGATCTTTCCAGCGGACCCTTCCGCCTCGAAGTGGCGCAAGTGTCCATGCAGTACGGGGCGGGTCCGTTCCGCGGGCTTGACCTGGAACGCTAACATGCGAGCCCCGACGGCAAGCGAAGTCATCCTGTTCGCGCGGGTGCTGATGACCTACCCGCGCGGCAGCAGGGCCTGCGCAGCGAGGACCCTGCTCTCCGAGGCGGACGAAGCGGAAAGGTACCACCAAGCCACAGGCCTTGTTCATCCCGATCTCGGTGACGGAAGCCTGATGGCCCGCAGCCTTCGCGCAAGTCCGGCATCTGAGCCCATGGCGGATCACCGTGATTTCCTGCAATCGCTCGTGATCGCGGGCCTTGCACTGATGCGACATTCCAGACCTCGATGGCCTGTCTCACAACTTTGAGTGTCCCATCCGGCCGCCCATATGCTAGAAGAAGGGTCTGGCAGGAGGCGTTGTCATGTTCGAAACCAAGCCGAAGGTCACTACGGTCGATCCGGTCTGGCGCAGGGTGTGCGAGGAAGCGGTCGAAGCGATCAGGAACGAACCGCTTCTGGGGGGGCTGATCCACTCTGGCCTGCTTCACCACAGCTCGATGGAACGTGCCCTCGCATACCGGTTTTCGCTCAAGCTGGCCTCTGGCGAGATGAGCGAGCAGATCCTGCGCGAGATCGCCGATGAGGCATTTGACAGCGACCCGGAACTCGGTGCCGCGGCGCGGTCAGACCTGATGGCCGTCTATGAGCGGGACCCCGCCTGCCATCGCTTCCTGCAGCCGATCCTCTTCTTCAAGGGCTACCAGGCTGTCCAGGCCTACAGGGTAGGTCACTGGCTGTGGCGGTCGGGGCGGATCGACCTGGCCTACTTCGTGCAGATGCGGGTCTCGGAGGTTTTCGGGGTCGATATCCATCCCGCCGCACAGGTCGGCAAGGGCATCATGATCGATCATGCCCATTCGATCGTCATCGGCGAAACGGCGGTTGTCGGTGACAACGTGTCGATGCTGCACTCGGTTACCCTGGGTGGCACGGGCAAGGAAGACGGCGACCGTCATCCCAAGATCGGCAACGGAGTCCTTATCGGCGCCGGGGCGAAGGTGCTGGGCAACATCCAGGTCGGACACTGCTCGCGCATTGCGGCTGGTTCGGTCGTTCTTGAGAACGTCCCGCCGAACACGACCGTTGCGGGGGTCCCCGCGAAGGTCGTGGGGAAAGCCGGTTGCGCCCAGCCCGCCCTCACCATGGACCAGATCCTGAAGGCAGAGTGACGCACGGCGCATGTCTCTTGCCCTTCGCGCGTTTGCGGCACGTCTGACCGGGCAGGCAATATCGCTGTTTGCCCGCTTCATGACCGC